GCGACTCTACGATGACGTAGCATCTCCTCTAACTCTGCCTGTATGGCGAAAACCCCCTCTGTGGAGCGCAACAACATCTCGGCGTACGCCTGTAAAACAGGGACGCCACGGTTGCATGACATCTCACACATAGCTATGGCACGACCAAGCCTCGAGTACGTGCGCTCATCCGGATACGTTTTGACGGTATAAGACGAGCGGGACATAACGCGAAACGGGTCACGAACCATCATGGGGCCGGTGACGGTGTGTATGGTCTTCATCTGACAAAAGTCAGCCTCTGCAAGATCATAGACAACATCAACCTTAGTCGCCAGGCAGGCCTGCGCAAATATTCCGAGGTCAACCTGGGGGAGGTCTGAAGCCTCCAGGATTACAACGGAATCATCGCCATCTATCAAGTACCTCGCACGCACGGAGTCAAATGCCCGGGAGATTATCGCATAGTTGATGACATTGTCCTCCAAACTAGTGTTATAATCTCCAGAGCACATGGTGCCGCGCATCGTGTACCGCACGCCTTGGCTAGTCCTGCAAAGATTCTGCCTCTGAAGATTTAAGAGGTGTGCAAGACGGCCATCGCCAGGGTAAAAATCGCGAAAATACCTCCGTGCACTCTCGCGAATAGGGTCGACCAAATGGGCATCATACCGACTATGATCAAGAAGAACAAAACAGGGCTGGTTAAACTCGCCAGCATATTTGGCGAGCATGGCACCTTTCTGACGAGGGGTCATGCCCTTGGCAAAGCTACGGTCTCCTCTAGATGATTTGTAGAGGACTGCCTTCTCAATAGGCTTCAAAAACCTAGCCAATGTATAGCAATACTCATCCGAACGATGTTGAATCAGACGGGCTGCTTTATCCTGTAAGTCCATTGCTGTATCATCAAATTTCTCCCACTTGATAAACGTCTTCACCCTGGCGTACTTGTCAGTCCAACCGTACTTATCAATGTTGGCGTAGGCCTTGGCCATACGCACGCGCCTGGTAGAAGGCGCCTGGGCAATCGCTGCCGCGCGGCTGAGCCTATTGACGCTCTTTGGTCTATATTTTTCCCTAAGACCATCGAACGCCTCAGCCCACAGCCGCTCTGCGGTGTCTGTCCACACAGGGACCTCCTTAATATGCCTCTCATGCAGCGATACCAACTCATTAATCTGACAGGCCTGGAAACCAGCACAAGGATAGTTGCCAGGGATGTCAGGGTACGGAAACAACTGACGCATAACGTGCTTATGTCGGCACCCCTCGGGTTCTACGCTGAGGATCTTGCCGTGGGCTCCTAAGGGCTCCAACGAGCAACGGTCACAGCATACAACTCGAGGGGTACGCACCACTAACTGC